ACCATCAGACCCGTCATCAACCCTTTGCAGGGTGTGGCTGATGGTGAGGGCGCGGGTAACACTGCGCCCGCTTCTTTGTCGGGGTTCTCCTCCCTGTCCCGGCACTGCCGCCCGCTGTCATTGCAGCAGGGCCAACTAGAGGGCCGACCCACTGAGCAACCTCAGAAGCGTGTCGGCCCTCATATTTTATTCACAGGCGAAACCTACATGGAGGTACATGATGCTAGACGACACAACACAACCAAAAGGCGTTCCAAACGGCGGCACAAGTCAAGTCAATAACCCTATACGTGCAGAGGGTGGCCAGCTTAAATCACTCATTGAACGCATTGAACGATTGCGGGCTGAGAAGGCCGACATTGCGGAACTTGAAAAAGAGGTTTTTGCTGAGGCCAAATCCAACGGATACATGACCCGGCCTATGCGCCAGTTGATTGCCCTACGCGCCCGCGATCCGAATGACGTTGCTGAGGATGATGCGGTTTTGCAGATGTACAAAGACGCGATGGGCATGTGATATGGAAAAGCTATCAGACCGCGTAAACAGCTTACAGCGCCGCGCTGACGCCCTTCGGGGTAAGGCAGGGTATCACGCCATGCTAGAACGTCTGGCAACGGCTAGAACGGCCCTGCTGGCGGAGGAATTGGCGAATGGCTAGACGGGCAGCAAACTGGCAGGCGCAAGTCCGACACATGCTTTCTCAGGGTTTTGGCGTTGAGGATATTGCCGTTCACTTAGGCGTAGAGGCCGACAGCATCCGCGAGATGGTCAAGATCATGCGCCGCAACGGTGTGTTTGACACCATGTTTCACCGGAGGGCGATAGATGGCTGATCCACTAACGGGCAAGATACAATCATTCTCGGTGCCTTTCCCGCCTGCATTACTGTCACCTAACGACAGATCACACTGGGCAAAGAAGAATAAAGCCAAGAAAGCCTATCAACAGGCAGTCTGGGCTATGATGAAAGAGCAGAAGGTGCGCCGGATGCTAGACGACAGCATAACGCTTGAAATGACGTTCTACCCGCCTGCCAACTACCGCTATGACGACGACAACCTTGTGGCGCGAATGAAGTATGGCCGGGATACAATCGCCAGCGTGATCGGCGTAGATGACAACGTATTCCGCCAAGCACAGCCCGTCATTTCCAAAGCAGAGCCGCCACATGGCCGCGTCCAGATCACCCTGCGGCCCGCAATCGTGAACATCGAACACCGGGGGATTGTGACGTAATGCTTGAAATGCGTTTGATATTTCCGGCGCATGTGCTTAGAATGAAGCGGGCGGGGAGGTTTGCAACAACCTTCACCCGCCCTTGACATAGAAACCTGAGAAGAGGTCCGTATGCCCATTAAAGGCAATATAACACACCACCCAGAAGCGGCAATAGTTTTACTATGAGCTTGCCATATTTCCCCATGTACCCAACGGACTTTGAGGCGGACACGTCACACCTGACGTTGGCCGAGGACGGTGCATACAACAGACTTCTGCGCCTCATGTGGATGACCCCCGGTTGCTCACTGCCAGCGGATGAAGCTTGGATTATGCGTCGGATGCGCATTGATGAGGCCACATTTAATGACGTCGTGAAGGTGGTGATGGATGAATTTTTCATTACCCAAAAGGGCCGATTGGTCAGTCCTAGGCTTGCTAAGGAATACCAGAAAACGGACCTAGCACATAAGAAGCGTGTTGCCGCTGGCTCAAAGGGGGGTTCGGCTAAGGCATTGAATGCAAACAAAACTGGGTCTAGCAAAGCTGTAGCAAAGCCCTACCAACCAGAACCAGAACCAGAGTTAATAAAAAGAGAAGCTAAAGCTTCTCCAAAAAAAGCGCACAGGCTTCCCGAAAACTGGACCCTTCCCAAGCAATACGGAGAGTGGGCGATTGAGCAGGGTTGGACGGATCAATCCGTTAGGTTTGAGGCTGAGAAATTCAGAGACTTCTGGGTTTCCAAAGCAGGCCGTGACGCAGCCAAGCTCGACTGGTTAGCCACTTGGCGTAACTGGATGCGAAATAGCAAAACCCCAAAATTCTCAGCAATCAATGGAGGACAGAATGGACAACCTGCCAACAAATCAAAAAACAGAATGGACGCCTTCATTGCAGGAGCAAGAGGCGCGGCTGGATCATCGTGAATGGATTGGCGGACGGGCAATTACATTGCTCAACCACTATTGGCGAGATGACGACCCCGCCGAGATGGACGCCGCGATTGGTTCCGATTGGGCTGATGTTTTGGAGGGTATTCCAAGGGGCGCAATACAGAAGGCTTGCATTCAGTACCAGCGTGACGAGCCGCGACGAAAGCCAACACCCGGCGCAATCTACGCCTTGGCCCGTGAGGCAATGCCCCGACCGCAGGTTGTTCATTCTAAGCCAAATCCGGAACCCGTCAAAGAGCGCTGCGACCCAGAGACAGCGCAACGGATCTGCGAAGAAGCTGGCTACACACCTAAGAAATTTGGAGTTGACCAATGAGTTTTAAGGGACCGCCGCCAGCACACGGCAACCGCGCCAGCTTGTCTATGGACGAAATGGATTTGCTTGAAAACACAGTCCTGCCAACAGCCCGGCGCTGGGTTCGGGATTATCCGGCACTGGCCGAACACGCGAAGCAAACGCTGGCCTATTGGGGGGAGCAGATATGACCGAGTTAAGCAAAATATCAAAAGCCGCGATGCTGATATTGAACGACCATAATGCGATGAATGTACTAGGGGCGGAGGCGCATAAATTCCGCATTGAGGTGCAGGAAGGTGCGCACTCTGAGCTATCATCTTCTGAGCATTCTTTTTCGATGATTGCCGCTGGATTGGTGGCTTTGTCGAAGGGCTCAAAATGATCCACCACATCACAGCAGAGCAGATGCAGCGCAAATATGCGGCTTATGACAAATATGCCAAGTGTTGCGAAATGGGGCTTTCCAGAGCAGAAACATCAAGGGCGCTGGGCGTTTCAAAGGCAGCGGTGTGCCATGCGGCAAAGCGGTATCACCTCACATTCAACCGGGCAAAGCACAGCGTTCTGAGGGCTGCACGGGCCAACCCGGCGAAATTCTGCCTTGAGATGATGGCCGAAACTGCCGCAGCGGAAAACGCAGCACTGCGGAGGGCCAGCCGATGACCTTCTCAGAATATGGCCACTATGGCGAGAACAACCCACCCGCAGGGCAGGGCGAGAAACCCCGCCAGACAGAGGCGCAGGCCGCACAGGTGGCATACTGCAAGCGGTTACTGCTTGAGGGGTGGAATGAGGCCTACCTTATCGCACTGGGCTACGCGGCAGGCGCAATCAAGCAAGCAAAGGAGCAGATCACATGAGTGAGAAGGACGAGTTTTACAAAACGGCGAATGTGTTGCTGAGGATCGTGCTGACCGGGCTTTACATCTACGCATTCATTTTCGTTGCCATCTTTGCGTTTCACATTTGGGGGGCGCTGCAATGAACCTATCTCACAGAATGGACCGCAAGCACGAGCAGGCGGCGAACCAAGCAGCGGCGTCACGGCCAGCGCATTTGCCTGACCTGCCCAAGGGCGCGGAGGAATGGTTTGTAGAGCAGATGTTAAAGCCCGGAGCAAAGGTTAAGCAAACAACCCTTCGCGGCAAGCACCCCAAGGCGGGCAAGCGGACACTCACGGCGGCAAAGGCACTCAAGTTCATCAGCGACGCAGACGGGCCAGTGACTGCACTGCAAGTTGCCGATGCCGTAGGGGTAACACCAGAGGCCATGCGGCACAGCTTGAATAAGATGCATGACCTGAAAATCCTCAAGAAAAGCGGAAAGCCGAACAAGCTGAAGTGGAGCAAGGTAAAATGCCAGTAACAGCGAGCAATTTCAGGACGTGCAAAGTGTGCGGGGTGGGGGCGATCAAGATCAGTCCGTTCATGGGATTTTTCTTTGACTGCCCCAACCGCCACAAGACGCCAGCCACTGCGGATGAGCGGGCCATGGCAATATTGATCTGGAAGGCCAAACAGTGACCCCAGAAGAGGCAGAACAACTACAGGCGCAGAACACCACCCAAACGCAGACCATCACGGAACTATGGGTGCAGAACGCGGCGCTGCAAAAGCGCGTGGATACGCTTCAGGGCATGGTGGATTGGCTACAGGCCAACAAGGCCAAGCTTGAGGCGCAACTGACAGATGAGGCAATAGCGGAAAGGGTGTTTGGATGAGCAGGCGTAAGTTGAAGCGTGGCACGGTCATCAAAGCCAAGCGGTCGGTGAGCGTATCAACCGCCCCATGGAACGGGGACCACGGCACGGGAACCACAGCGGCAAACGCGGGGACCGTGGTACGAGAGGTGCTAACCGAGGACGGGCGCAACCCAAACCGGATGGCGCGGCGGGTCAGGGTCAACGTGATTGACACGCTCACAAGCCTAACACTCAGGCAGGTGCAGGCGGCGAAGGAGATCCAGAACGCATATGGCAAGGTTGAAAGCCTATCCAGTGGCGGGCCGCTCAAGGAGCAAGTGCAGTCATCACCCAAGCCCGATGCTGTTATCTCAGCACAGGTAGACGCGCAGTCACGCCTGGCCAGAGCCATGAGGGCGGTTCTCAGATCAGAGCGGCAAATCGTGGAGCATATCTGCTGGCATAACGAAAAGCCCCAGACGTTGACGCGCACCGAGCGCCGAAGATGGCTGGCCCGCTTCGCGCAGTCAATGGATCGCGTGGCGGATCACCTGCGCTATTGACCCTTGTCACGCTAAACGCTATCTTCATATCTATCGCAAGGGGCGCGTCCAAAAGGATTGCGCCTTTTTGCATTACCCCAACACAAAGGCCAGCACCCCGCAAGGGACTGAGCAAGGTGTATCCAATGGCAGGACGAGGCAGAACAGCAGGTTTCCAGATGGGGGCCGAGCATCGTACTAAAATCGCAAACTCCAAAATTCTCAAGCACTTGATCGAACATGCTGAAAGCAAACGAGAAATGACAAGCACTCAGGTTGCAGCGGCCCTTGGCCTGCTTGATCGGGTGATGCCAAAGCTTTCAACAACCACTATCGAAGGTGGCGAAAAGCCTGTACAGGTTCAGCAAATCGAACGCTTAATTGTCAAGTCTACAGATTAAGACAGCGGCGGTCTTTGAACCGCTTCTGCATCCGGCACGATACAAGGGCGCGCATGGTGGCCGAGGATCGGGCAAGTCGCAGTTCTTTGAGGACTTGGCGGTAGAGGACGCGCTTAGATGGCCCGGTGATGCTGGCGAGGGTTTGCGGTTTGCGCAGATCCGCGAAGTCCAGAAGTCACTGCAATATTCATCCAAGGCGCTGTTTGAAAAGAAACTGCACGATTACGGGTTAGGCGAGGCTCAAGGCTTCAAGGTGTTCAAGGATAAGATTGAACTGCCCGGTGATGGCGTGATGATCTTTCAGGGGATGCAGGACCACACTGCAGACAGCATCAAGTCAATGGAAGGCTTTCACAGGGCTAAGGTTGAGGAAGCGCAGACGCTTTCGGAAAAATCCATGCGGTTGCTTAGACCAACAATCCGTTGGGAAGATGCAACACGCGGGCTTGCCTCGGAGATTTGGTTTCCTTGGAACCCACGACACGCGAAAGACCCGGTTGATAAGTTTTTGCGCGGCCCTAATCCACCAAAGGATTCGGTTGTTGTTGAGGCTAACTGGTCTGACAATCCTTGGTTCCCAAAGGTGCTTGAGCAGGAACGCCAAGACGCGCTCAAGAATGACCCTGAGCAGTATGGGCATATTTGGGAAGGCGAGTATGCCGTGGTCTTTAAAGGCGCATACTATGCGGACGCGCTCAACCTTGCAGAACGTGAGGGCCGGATCGATGTTATCAGCACCGATCCACTTCTGCGCAAATACGCATACTGGGATATAGGCGGGACTAGCGGCAAGTCGGACGCAACGGCCATCTGGGTCGTGCAATTCGCTGGTGAGCAGATCCGCGTAATCGACCACTACGAGGCAGTGGGCCAAGAGTTTGGCGAGCATGTTGGCTGGCTTCACAGCAATGGCCACAGCAAGGCCGTGATGATGCTGCCCCACGATGGGCGCAAACATGACATGGTTCACAAGGTGACGCCTGAATCCTTCCTAAAGGACGCAGGATTCCTAGTTGAGGTCTGCCGGAACATCGGTAGCGGGGCCGCGATGCAGCGGGTTGCAGCGGTGCGCAGGGTTTTCCCCCGCATTGTGTTTGACCGCGAAAAGACAAAAGGCGGGCGCGAGGCGCTTGGCTGGTATCACGAAAAGCAAGACGAAAAGCGCGATATGGGGCTTGGGCCGGAGCATGATTGGTCCAGCCACTCAGCGGATGCATTCGGGCAGATGGCGGTTGATGTGATCGACAGGCCAAAGAGCAACGCCCGCAAATGGTCATCGCCTAAGCGCGGAATTAAAGGATTATAGGATGGATTGGGTTGCATACGCAGAACAAGAGGCGAGGCTCCAAAACCTGATTAGCGTCACCGCTAAGGGCAAGGGCAAGTCTGTCCTAAAGTTCGGCAAGAATGATGATCTAGGCACGTCTAAGGAGACGGTTTGGAACCAAGGCGGGTTTGAAGTTTTCCCGACAACAAATGCCATTGATACGTTTAGCAGTTCATCCGGCAGCGACACAGGCGTTTTCACTGTTGAAGGCCACACCGTAAGCGGCACGGGCGCAGACGCAAAGTTTACGCTTGTAGTGCAGGAAGTCACCCTTGCGGGCCAAACTGCGGCACCGTTGACGACGCCACTTGCGCGGGTGCAGCGCGGGTTTAACTCCAACGGGGTGTCATTCGTCGGCGATGTTTACGTTTATGAAGCCGATACCGTAACGGCGGGAGTTCCGCAGACTGCCGACAAGATCCACATGAAGATACTCGCGGGCGAAAACCAAAGCTATAAAGCCTGCATTACAACCGCAGACGATGAAGTCGCGTTTATCACGGGGCTTTCGGTGGCTGTTGACAAGAAACAGACTGCCGTTGTTGATTTTGAGCTTGAGGTGCAAAAGCCGGGTGGTGTGTTCCTGCCTAAGTTCAGGGTTTCGGCGTCCACAACAGGCAGCAACTCATTTTACCAGCCCGTCACGCCGTTTTTGATCGTTGAGAATAACTGCGAGGTCCGCATCACTGCCGTTTCTAGCGCCAGCGGCACCGAGGTTAATGCAGAGTTTTCCGCTGTAATGGCGGAGATTCTGTAATGGCGCTCACCACATACGCAGAATTGCAAACGTCTATCGCGGGGTTCTTGAACCGTGACGACCTGACCGCAGTTGTGCCGGACTTTATCACGCTGGCCGAGGCATCCATGCAGCGCGACCTGAAGCACTGGCGGATGGAAAAGCGGGCAACGGCTTCGATTGATGCGCGTTTCTCTGCGGTGCCTGATGACTTTGTGTCTCCTATCCGGTTCCAAGTTGGCACAACGGACGCGCCAATGCAGCCTATCAGCGTTCAGGACATGCATGATCGGCGCAATGCGCGTGACGACGATGCAGGAACGCCGTGTTTCTATGCTCTTGTGGGTGATGAGTTTGAGTTTCTGCCCACGCCATCAGCGGCGCTCACGGCAACGCTCTACTATCGCGCCAAGGTTCCGGCCCTGAGCGACAGCAATACAAGCAACTGGGTGCTGGCAAACGCGCCTGACGTGTATCTCTACGGCGCTCTAATTCATTCTGCGCCCTATCTGGTGGAAGATGCCCGCGTGGCAACGTGGGGCGGTCTATACGCTCAGGCAGTGGCGCAGGTCAATAAGCAGGGCGAGGCTGGCAAGTTCGGCGGCGCAGGCAAGCGGCGGAGGGTTCGCAAGTGATTTGGCAACCGATGGACACCGCGCCGGATGATGACCGCGATGTATTGCTTTGGAAAGAAAAGTTCCATGAATTTTTCATTGGTAGCAAGCACGTTGATGGAAATTGGTGGGGCGCAACGTCACAGACGGGCCTTGAGCGCCTTGAGCCGGACATGTGGGCCGAAATCGAATATCCGGTGAAGAAATGACGTGGACTGACGCCAACGCCAACTCCGAGCAATGGGGCGATCTGGCCACAGGCGGCGAAATCCGAATGCTTGATGAAAGTAGTAACGTCCTGCTGGACGAAAGCGGCAATGAATTGGTTTGGGGCTTACTTGCCCCTTGGTCTGCGGCTTCGGCCAATGATGAGACATGGGTTGATGTGTAATGGGCGTGAAGATTAACGACACAGCCGAGTTTCCGGCAACCACGCCAGCGGCAACGGATCGTGTTCTGGGCATTGACGTGTCCAACACCACGAATGATGCCAATGGCGAGGTGGTGACGTTCCAAATCAACAGCATCCCGCTTTCGTTACTGAGCAATGACGCGGGGTTCCTAACTTCGGTATCAACCGCCGATGTAACGGCGGCAGGCGCGTTGATGGACAGCGAAGTGACAAACCTCGCCCAAGTGAAAGCATTTGACACCACAGACTACGCCACGGCGGCGCAGGGCACGACAGCGGATAGCGCGTTGCAGGACGTGGTTTCAGACACAACCCCGCAGCTTGGTGGCAGCTTGGACGTGAACGGCAACAAGATTGTTTCCACGTCAAACGGCAATATCGACATTGAGCCAAACGGAACGGGCAACGTTCTACTGGGCAACTTTACGTTCAACGCAGATCAGACGGTTGGCGCGGGTCAAGATGATTACGTCCTGACCTACGATAACGCGGCAGGCACTATTGGGCTTGAGGCGGCGGCGGGCGGCGGCGGTGGGCTGGTTCCAATCAGTAAAACCACGGCAAGCAATGACGCGGCGATAGATATTAGCCTAACTGGTGGGTATACGGCTTACCTAGTGCGCTTTGCAAATGTTGCGCCCTTGTCCAGTTCTGTTCCGTACCTAAGAACGTCAACGGATGGAGGGACCACGTTTGATAGCGGGGCCTCCGATTATCGGTGGACCTACTGGGGGGCAAGCAGCGCGGCAACTCAAGCAGATGACGTGGGCGGGGATACCGAAATCGAACTAGGCCCTTCCGTCTACTTTTCCGCTGCGAATTGGTTTGGGGAATTAGTTATTTATCCCGCAAACGGTACGAATAAGACAGTTATTTACGGAACGTCTTGCTATCAAAACTCTTCTAACCTTATCCAAGGTGTCACAGTAGCTGGCCGAAGAGAGTCATCCACAGCCGTCGATGCTATTAGGTTCCTACAAAGTACAGGCAATATCTTTAGTGGGGACTTCCACCTATACGGCATAGAGGATGGTGCATAATGGCGTATATTCGTAAGTCAGATGGCACCCGTAGGCGCGTAACCAAAGAGGAAATTTGGGGGCCAGAGCCAACCGCTGCGGAAAAGGTTTTGATCGCCCGGCAGGCGTTGCTGCCTGTTACTCGGACGCAGTTTGCAATCGCTTTGGCCGCGTCTGGCGTCATCACAGCAGAGGACGCCGTGAACTTCGCGGGCGGGAACAGTCTCCCCGCATTTGCAGAGGCCGCAATTTCTAACAGCGGCTTGAGTGGCGTTGAGCAGATGGCGGCAAAGGTGAAAGCCTTGAGCGTTCTCAATATTCACAGGGACAACCCAATCGTCGCGCTAATGCGTGACGCCAAGGGGCTAACGGACTTGCAGGTGGATGACCTGTTTAGGGCCGCAGTAGGGATAGAGTAGATCACATGGCAACCACAACCACATCACTTGCATTCAATACGCCAACACCCGGCACTGAGGAAGATTCGTGGGGGACTCTGCTTAACGCCAACTGGGACAAGGCGGATGATCTGTTTGACGGGACTACGCCTGTTGTCAGGTTGCGGGCCACAACGCCAACGCTTGCCAGCACAGCACTAACCGCAGCGGGCGGACAGGTCATTGACTACACGATGGCCTCTAATACCACATTCACCGACAGTTTCGCAGATGGGGATACCGCCATATTCCACTTGCTTGGAGGCGACACCTACACCCCGACATGGCCCGCGTCCACTTGGGTCGGTGGCGCTCCTCTTTCATATACGTCAGAGGACGTGATCAGCATTTGGAAGCGAGGCTCCACGCTTTATCTTAGTTATGTGGGGAGCGCGGCCTAATGTTGCTCCCGGTGGGCAACAGCGGCCCCGTTAGCAAGCTGACAGCCGCAGCGGATGGCGTGTTGGTTGGGTTTAACCTCAACAACAATTGGGAACCTACAGATTTTGGCTCTCTGAACAGGGAGTTCAGCTTGGCAGCGGCTGTACCCGCTGGAACTAAGTCAATATACACAAACAGTTCAAATAGCCGTCTGTTTATGGCTCTGGACCAGCCTGAGTCCGCATTTAGTGGCTTCACGACATTGACTATTGGCGGTACAGATTATGCCTTTGCGGATGCGACATTAAACACATCTGGCATCAATGGCCAAGCGACTTGGGCATCTGGCGTTACGCTACTGACCGCCAGTACAATTTATGATGTGGTGTTGACTTAATGTTTATGCCCTTGGAAATCCCCCCCGGCATTCGGCGCGGCGGAACTGATCTGCAATCAGCGGGGCGCTGGCGTGATGCAAACCTTGTGCGCTGGCGTGAGGGCGCGATGCAGCCCGTGGGCGGATGGCGCTCATTCGGTGGCACAACACTGAACGCGGCTCCGCGTGGTGCCTACTCTTGGGTGACGACCACAGGCGCCCGGTGGTTGGCGTTTGGCACATACAACAAGATTTATGTCGTTGCGGGCGATGGCACAACAAGCGATGTTACACCTGTTGGCCTGACAGCAGGCATTGAAAACCCTACTATCAATACGGGCTTCGGCGGCGGGTTTTATGGTCGCGGCACATACGGAACGCCTCGGCCCGAAACTGGTGTAACATCTTTTGCGACCGTCTGGGCCATGGATAATTGGGGCGAAAACCTTGTGGCTTGTTCGCCTGATGACGGGAAGCTGTACGAGTGGACACTATCCACAGGAACGCCAGCAGCGGCCATCAGCGGCGCACCTACAGGCTGCACGGCGGTAATGTCGGCGGATGAGCGGTTCCTGTTTGCCTTGGGCGCGGGGAGTAACGACAGGAAAGTGCAGTGGTCTGACCGTGAGGACAACACCACATGGACGCCAGCAGCGACAAACGAGGCGGGTAGCCTTGAACTGCAAACGGCGGGCCGGATCTTGGCGGGGCGCAGGCTTCGGGGGCAAATACTCATCCTGACGGATACCGATGCCCACACAGGCACATATCAGGGGCCGCCGTTTGTTTGGGGCTTTGAGCGCGTTGGCTCATCCTGCGGTCTGGCCGCGCCTGCGGCGGTGGCGGTGCTGGATGGCGGCGCATACTGGATGGGGCGGGAAAGCTTCTATCGCTACCTTGGCGGGGCTGTTGAGCCTTTGCCGTGTGAAGTTGAGGATTACGTTTTCTCAGACATTAACATCGACCAGATCAGCAAGGCTCACGCGGTCACGAATGCGCGGTTTAATGAAGTCTGGTGGTTCTACTGCTCGGCCAGTTCAACGGAAATCGACCGTTATGTGGCTTATGATGCGAACCAGAATATCTGGTCTATCGGTGAAATGGACCGCACGGCGGCTGTAGATTCTGGCGCGGCGCGGTATCCGGTGTGGTTTGACAGTGACGGGGATGGTTATCAGCATGAGATTGCCGCGTTTTCGTGGGGTTCAGCATCAATTTTTGCCGAAACAGGGCCGATTAGCATGGGCGTGGGTGAAAACACGTTCTCGGTCACAGAATTACTGCCTGATGAGAAAACGCAGGGCGATGTAACCGCGACATTCAAGACGCGGATGCACCCAAACGACACAGAGCGCGAATATGGGCCATACACCATGACAAACCCAACCAGCGTGAGGTTCACGGGGCGGCAGATCCGAATGCGGGTTGACGCGGTTGAAATGGCGGATTGGCGCTTGGGTATTCCACGGCTTCGGACGGCTTCTAGGGGGCGGCGATAATGGGGCTGGTCGATTTTTTCATGGAGCCTTTCGATAAGGAAAGGCATGAATCGAAAGACGTAGGGTTGGGCGGGCAGTCAACAGAATATCTAGCCACGGAACGCGCTCCTGATGGCGGATTTTGGAACATTCCAATGATTTGGTACTCTCCAGACGGGAGGCCTGTAAAAGTCGGCATAGACCAAGCTTATCAAATGGCCGTAGAGCATGAAAAACGGACGGGGCAGAAGTTCCCACGATACGAAACCCCCGGCGCTGGTTCGTTTTCCGCAATGAACCGAAGCGCGATGGGCGGCGGACAGAACGGTCTGCTCACAGATTGGGGCAAGCGATGAGACTGAGCGTTAACGGCATTCCGCACAATGATCGGCGTCAAATCGAGCAGGCTGACAAGCAGAACCACAAGAAAGACCGCGATATTTACGTGTCGCCGGGCAAGCTGATTATCACCAGCCCAGACGGAACCAAATATTCGGTTGAGGTAGACAATGCAGGCGCACTCTCAACTACAGCGGTGTAAGCCGTGGATTGAGGCAGCACTGGCCTATAACGGCGGTGAATGCGCATTTGAGGACGTTGCAGCGGGCATCGAGGCCGGAAAGATGCAACTTTGGCCAGCCCCGAAAGGGTGTCTGGTAACTGAAATCGTGGAGTTTCCACAAAAGAAGGTCATCAGCGTCTTTCTAGGCGGCGGTGAACTGGACCAACTCGCAGACATGCACTCTGACGTAATCGCTTGGGCGAAACAACAGGGCTGCACGGGTGCGCGGATCATAGGGCGACGCGGCTGGGTTCGCGCGTTCAAAAAGCACGGCTGGCATGAGCAGGCAACCGTTCTGGAAAAGGACATTTGAAATGAGCAAACTTCTAGGCGGTTCGCAGACCAGCGAAACAAAAATCCCGCAGTATCTTGAGGATCAGAGCAAAGAGGTTCTGGCCAAGAGCAACGCGGCAAGTGAAATCGGGTACACGCCCTATTACGGGCCGGATGTTGCGGCGCTGTCACCGCTTGAGGAAGCGGCCATGCGCAACACGTCAAATGCGGCAAGCGCGTTCGGCATGTACACCCCGCAGGCTGATCCACTGGCGCAGGTCAACGGCACCACGGCTCCGGTTGACCCTTCACAGTACCAGAACGCAGACGCGGCAACGGCGATCAACAACGCATACAAAAACCAGCTTGGGCGCGACCCTGACGCGGCGGGCTTTGACTTCTGGATGCAGAACTACAACCCAGAGACCTTTGCCAATGACTTCGCGGCGGGAACGCGGGTTGATCCGCTCACGGGCTTGGCCATGCCGGGAACAACAAACGGCATTCGCGGTTATTCGTCGGGCGCAGGCTTTGACAATGCGGTCAATGAACTGAAACAGCGCCGCCCCGGCCAACATGACGCACTTATGGCGATGTTTCTAAACCCGCAAACGGGTGAGCAGTCGCAATACCAACAGAACGTCCAAGCCCAGCAGCAGGCGGCGCAGCAGGGGCTTTTGAACAGCAACGCATTCATGCCGGATTTTGCAGGTAACGCAGATCCGACAGGCAACGGGCAGCAGGCCAGTTTCGGCGGGTTTGGTGACGCATTCAGCGGTATCGGTGACGCGGTGGGCAACGCAGTCGGGTTTTTCGGCGGTCCCTCGGAACGCTGGTAAGGAGTTAGAATTATGGCTGGTCAAAACAATCCTGCGCAGGTTGCGCAGCCGAACGGCATGACCCCGCAACAAGGGATCGCGAATAACCGTTACTCCTTGACGCGAGAGCAACTGTATAGCGCCATGTCTGGCGGTGGGCCGCAAAACGGTGGTGGGCAACCCACTGGCAACCCCATGGCTGGCCCCCAGATGACCGCCGAACAACGAGCGCTTATGTCAGGTGGTGGTGCTAACGGATATGCGCCTCCACCAGCCAACATCTATGACCAATCCGCATCCGCATACTCCGGCGCATTGGGCGCGGTGAACGGTGCCTTGGCGCAGAACGCACAGGGGCAGGCGGCAACCTATAACCCCGTCTTTGGCAATCAGGCAGCGCAGCAGCAGGCCACGACCTACAATCCTGCCATGATGAACGCGCAGGGTTCAAACGCCCAAATCAACGCCCCCACGGTTGGGACGGCGCAGATGAACGCCGCCACATCGCAGGGGCTTGGCAATATTCCGCAAGTCAATGCGTCCACTATGAACGCGGCGCAGATGAACGCCACGACAGGCACCGCAGCGGGCTATGACGCGGCTACGGGGCAGGCGAACACCTATCAAGCTGGCAACCTTGGCCCAGCGGCCACCTATGGCGCTCAACAAGCCACATCGCAGGGCTTTAATGCGGCACAGCAGGCACCAGCGGCCCAGATGAACGCGGCGCAGGTAGCGCAGACACCCGGCGCGACAGCCCAGCAGGCCACGGCGCAAGGCTTCAACGCTGCGCAGATTGATCCCGCGTCAGGTTACTCCGCGACCAACTTTGACAAGGGCAACTTGCGGAACGTCAACGCGGGGCAGGTGTCACGCACCAACCTTGACCCGTATATGAACCCCTACACGCAGAACGTGATCGACAGCACAACGCGGGAAATGAACCGCAATCACCAAATGACGCTCAATGATGTTGGGGCGCAGGCGACAGCGGCGAAAGCCTTTGGCGGATCGCGTCACGGGATTGTTGAGGGCGAAGCCAACCGGAACCATGGCGATGCCTTGGCGCGGATGACTGCGGATCTGTATCAAGATAATTTCAAGACAGCCCTTGGCACAGCAACAAACGACCTGAACCGCGATTTGTCCGGCCAGACCAGCAACCAGAACGCGGCCCTGCAAGTGGGTGCGGCGGATCAGAATGCGTCAAACACGGCAAACCAGTGGAATGCAGCGGCGCAGAACAATCGCGCCCTTTCCCAAGCGAATCTTTCCCAGCAGGCGGGCCAATTCGGCGCGGCGGCAAACAACTCAGCATCGGCCCTCAACGCACAGTTGGGAACGGGCGTTAGCACCAGCAACGCGGCGCAGGACGCGGCACGGGCAGGCCAGAACGCCTCCTTTGCACAACAGGCAGGCTCACAAAACGCCAATGCGACAAACGCGGTCAATGCGAACAACGCGGGCTTTACGCAAGCGGGCAATCAGTTTGCGGCGGGCGCGGCCAATGCGGCGAACAGCCTAAACGCACAGCTTGGCACAGGCGCAAATGCAGCGAATGCGGGCGCACAGAACCAGTTCACACAGAACCAATTCGGGGCCGATAACACCGCAGCAGCCACAAACGCAGCGGCGGGCAACCAGTTTGGGCTTGCGAACATGGCATCGCTCAACACGGCGGGCCAATTCAACGCGGGCCAGCAGAACGCCATGACAAGCGGAAACCTTGGGTTTCTGAATAACGCTTCTCAGTTCAATGCGGGCAATCAGCAGGGCGCAAGCCAATTCAACGCCCAACAGCAGCAAAACGCAGGGTTTCAGAACGCGGGCAACACCATTCAGGGCATGTTGGCGAATATGCAGAACAACCAGTTCAATGCAGGAAACCAGCAAGGCGCGAGCCAGTTCAACGCATCAGCGCAAAACAACATGGGCCAGTACAACGCAGGCAACAACATGACGGGCCAAGCCCAGAACATGCAGAACAGCCAGTTTAATGCTAATCTCGCGCAGCAGGCTGGTGCCGCCAACCAAGGCGCACAGAACACCGCAGGCCAGTTCAATGCCAACGCCATGACAGGCGTATCGGGCAACAATGCGGCATCGGCAAATGCTCTGAACTCGCAAAACCTGACCGCAGCCAATCAGGCGGGTCAATACAACGCGGGCGCACAAAACACGTTCAACCAGAACCAGTTCAACAATGCACTTTCGGGTGCGGGCGCACTGGGCAACCTGTCAAACCTTGGCTTCGGCATGGGCAACAGCATCACCAGCCAGCAGCAGCAGCAGGGCCAGACCACCCGCGATATTCAGCAGCAGGTTATTAACGCCATCAAGGGCCAATACGATGGCTTTACGGGCGCACCTGATGACGCCTTGGCGCAGTTGTCGGCCATCCTTGGCGGTATGCCGGGTGGTGGCGGGACAACCACGTCGAGCAAGTCACCGGGTCTGTTTGACTTCGCGTCCCTGCTCTTGGCGGCTTAATCATGACTCCCGATTGGCTCCGATACAACAACCAAGGCGCAATTCGCAGCAAGCCTATCTCTGGCGGGCTTCTGGACGCGCTTTCGTTTCTCCCCGAAATGGGGGTGCAAATGGAAGTCTTTTCAGGCGGGCAGGCACCGAAAGGATCGGGCGGGCCGCGCACTGGGTCAACGCGCCACGACCACGGCAACGCTGCTGATGTTTTCTTTCACAAAGATGGGCGCAAGCTGGATTGGGGCAACCCTAATGATGTGCCAATCTTTCAAAGCATTGTTCAGAAGGCCAGAGCCAACGGCGTGACGGGTTTCGGGGCGGGCGATGGGTATATGCAGCAAGGCTCAATGCACATCGGTTTCGGAAATGATGCGGTTTGGGGCGCGGGCGGTAGGGGCGCAAACGCCCCAGATTGGCTTAGCGAAGCGTACCACGGCCACCCGAACCACAAGCACAATGTCGCGGGCGGTGGCGACACTAACACCGCAGTTGGCGGTCTTTCACTCACTCCGTCTTCACCGCCAGACACTCTACAGGGGGCGCAAATGCAGCCAGAACAGCAGCAACGGCAACACATGTTCTTGAAAAACATGGACCCCGCAACCCGTGATCGGCTGATTATGGCAATGCAGGGTATGACCATGAACCCGAACCAAGGGCTTATGGGGATGGCGCAGCAGAACATGCAGGACCGCGCCACAGCGGGGCGTGAGGCTAAAGCAGAGGCCAAAGGCGCAGAGCAGCGCAACCGCACGGCGGAATGGCTGATGACCCAACCGGGCGGCGAACAATACGCACAGGCCATCGCAAGCGGTGCTTTGCCAGCAGCGGCGGCTTTGCAGATGTGGCAGAAGGCAAGCGCGGGGCAAGCACCTGTCAAGGGTGTTGAGATCAACAACCAACTTATAAACCCGCAGACGGGCGAACAGATGGGCGACTACCGCGACAACAACAGCGAAATGACGACGGCGGTGCAGTCATTGGATCAGCGGGCGCAGATGGCGGGCCTGCAACGCGGCACCCCTGAATATCAACAATTTATGATTAACGGCGGCGCGTCTAAAGGAATTTCCCTGACTGTGGGTAAGGACGGTCAGATCCAGTTCACCCAAGGCAACGTGGGCAAGCCGCAGGACGTTACAAACCCATCATCGGTTCCAGCTATGGTTTCAAGCATTGATGGCATCTTGAATGATCCGGCGTTGGATTTTGCGACGGGCTTTTTAGAGTGGACGCAGAACATTCCAGGCACGGCAGCCAAAAGGTTTGGGGCGCGGGTCAAGCAGCTTGACGGGCAAGCATTCTTGCAGGCGTTTGAAAGCCTCAAGGGTGGCGGTCACATTACCGAGATTGAAGGCCAGAAAGCAACGCAAGCCATTGGCCGATTGGATGCTTCGCAAAGCCCAGAGGATTATCGCAACGCCCTCACAGAATTGAAAGGCTTGCTGCAGCTTGGCATGGAGCGGGAGCGCACGGGCGGGACAATCCAATCCGATGCCCCCAGCGTCAACAATATCGACATTAACGGCACAAGCTACACCATCCAGCGGGTTGACTAATGGCAGATTTTATCTTCACAGGCCCAAGCGGCGAAAAGTTCAAGGTTTCTGGCCCAACTGAGGCCGGGGCTATTGCGGCTTTCCAGCGGGCGATGGGCGGGCAGCAGCGTCAAGAAAACGTGATTGGCACCACACCTGATGGCGGGCGGTTTGTGAAGTCTGAAAGCGGCGCGGTCTCCTTTGCATCGCTGGGATACTCCACAAGCGACCCCGAAACAGTCAAGCGGTTGATGGATGGTGCGGGCATCAAAGATGTTGTGCAATCTGGGTTTGACCAGCAAACAATCGCGCAACACCCAATTGCAGCGCGGGCGAATGAATTTGTGCGCGGGACGCCGTTTGTTGGATCATACGCTGATGAGGCGGTGGGGGCGTTTTCGCCAAAAGCACGGGACGCGATGCGGACAACCACAGGCGCAATGCAGCGTGAGCATCCCGTGCAAACCGGGGCGTTGAACATGGCAGGCGCACTGGCAACGGCTGCGCCAATCGCTGTGGCGGGTGCGCCCGCTGTAATGGCGGCGGCACCCAAAGCACCAGCAGCCAAGGCCGTTATGGGCGGTCTGTTCGGCGCATTGGGTGGGGCTGGTGAGGGGGCTGTTTACGGCTCTGGCGAAGGCACGGGCGATGAGCGCAGGCAGAACGCTATCCAGCAAGGTATTTTTGGTGGTGTTGCGGGCGGCGTATTGGGCGCGGCTGTGCCACTAGCTGGCGACTTTGTTCAAGGGCTGATCCGGCGATACAAAGGCGAAGATGTGGGCATAATTGCCGAAAAGTTCGGTGTATCACGGGACGCCGCGCGGGTTCTCAAGACCGCGTTTGAGAATAACGACACAAACGCCATTGATAATATCTTGCGGGCGGGTGATGAGGCTACGCTTGCCGATGCAGGGCGTTCAGGGAGGGCACTCATTGACGCGGCGGCGCAAACCGGGGGCAACCCCCTGAACATAGTTGAGGGCGCTGTAAACGCCCGCGCTAACCGCTCTTTGCCATCTTTGGCTGGGGCGCTTGACGACACACTGGGCGCACCGCAGGGGCCACGGGCAGCGGCCAAGGCTGTTTCGTCGGCTTCTGCGCCTGCTAGGAAAGAGGCGTATGACACCGCATTCAACACCGCGATTGATTATGCAACGCCAGAAGGGCGCGACGTAGAAAGCCTGCTAGGCCGAATTGCGCCTGAAAAACTGCAAGCGGCAACCAAAATCGCCAATGAGCGGCTGCGGTGGGATGGCGGGCAGGCGCAGATCCTTGCTGACCTTGCCGACGATGGCAGCGTATCTTTCCGACAGATGCCCGGTGTTCGCCAGTTGGATGAATTGAAGAAAGCCCTCAATCAACTTGACCAAACAGGGCGCGATCAGTTCGGGCGGGCAACGGATGGTGGTTTGGCCGCAGATCAGGCGCGGGCTGTGCGTGACGCCACAATCAAGGCGACAGGCGGGGATCAAAGCCCATACGCGGCGGCGGTGAAGCTGGGTGGTGATAAGATTGAAATGGACAAAGGGCTAGAACTTGGCCTGAACATGTTGCGGGATACGAACAAGACAACCCGCGAAATGGTATCCGAGCAACTGGCGGGAATGTCCGCAGATGCACGGCAGATGGTTAAGGTTGGATTGCGTAGCCACATTGACGAAACGCTGGGCGCGGTCAAAATGATTGCCTCAAACCCCGATGCAATGGAAAGCAGGCAGGCCATGCAGGCTTTGCGGATGCTGACCAGCGACAATGCAAAGTACAAGCTGAAAGCCCTTCTTGGCCCTTCTGAATTTGCAAAAGTAATGCCCGAATTGGACAAGGCTATAGCCACTCAAAACATGGTGGCAAGTGTCGCGCAGAACAGCAAAACAGCGGTGCGCGGCGCTATCCAAGGGCAGGTTGACGACATTACCGCGCCGGGTATGCTTGGAACCCTTGCGCGAGGTAAGCCACTCAACGCCACGGAATCTTTAGTGCAAACCCTTATGGCGACAACGCCGGGGGATGACGCGGCACGGCAACAAGGTATCTGGTCCGAGGTGGCACAGGTTTTGACTGAGCGCAAAGGCAACAAGACCGCAGAGGCGGCTTTGAAATACGTGAACGATGCAATCAACGGGAACGCCCTAACCGAGCAGCAAGTTAAGCTAATCGCCAATCAGGTTTTGCTTGGCGCTGGCGTTGCTACTCATCAGAGCGGGCTAAAAGGGCTGCAATAAGGCCAACCCATGACGCAATGAAACCAAGCGTCCACAGCCCCGCAAATTCAATTATTCGGTCTGCATAGATCAGAATGAACCCGACAAAATACAGCAGAGACACCAGCCCGTAATGGGGCCAGTAGCGATACAGCCACCGCGTTAGGGCGCGTTCTAGGTTTTCATTCATCCGCGAATAATGGCGATTCACGCCGCCTAAATCAAGCCATCCTTCGGGGTGGTTTTTTTATTGGAGCCACCATGGCCACGAAAAGCACAAAAAAAACAGACGATCAGGTCAATGCGATTGTGAAACGGGCCATCACTTCGGCCAAAAACCACGTTTCGGGCGACATTGAGACAGAACGGCTCAAAGCGATGCGGTATTTCAAGGGCGAGACTGATCTTTCGTTTGAGGAGGATCGTTCAAAGGTTGTCGATACCAAGTGCCGCGATGCAGTGCGGGCGGTTGAGCCTGTCCTAATGCGGATCTTCTTGCAGTCTGAAAAGCCAGCGGAGTTTATCCCGAAGGGGCCAGAGGACGTTGCAGGGGCAGAGCAGGCGACAGATTACGCGGCTTGGAAGTTTGACCAGAGCGGCGGCTTTCAACTGCTTTCAAGCGTGTTTCGGGATGCGTTGGTGTCAAAGACGGGTATTGCCAAGGTCTACTGGGACGAAAGCGAAACCGTTGAGATTGACGAATACTCAAACCTGACGATTGAAGAAGCCCAGATGCACTTGCAGGGCGAGGGCATTGAGGTTCTGGAGCATTCCCCAGTCGAGGGCATGATTGACGCCCCGCAAGGCCCAATTCCGATCACGCTGCATGATATGAAAATCTCTCGCACCAACAAGTCTGGCGAGTTGAAAATCAAGACCGTGCCGCCCGAACATTTCTTCACAGACAGCGGCGCGACCGGAATGGATGATTTTTACATCATGGGCCATTCCGAGGAGATGCGCGTCACTGACCTTGTGGAGATGGGCTTTGACTTTGAAGAAGTGGCGGAACTTGGCACCGAAGGCGAGGAAGAGGCCGAATATGAGCGTGTGGAGGATCTGGCCGACGACGAAAGCGCGGGCGATCCATCTATGAAGCCCGTCACGCTCACAGAAGCCTACATGCGGATGGATATTGAAGGCACGGGCGTAGCGCGGCTGTACAAGTTCATTTGCGGCGGTGCAGACCACAAGGTTCTTGACTATGAGTTGGCCGACGATGTGCCGTTTGCCGTGTTTGAGGTGGACCCCATTGCTCACGCATTCTTTGGGCAATCACTGGTTGATCTGATCATCGAAGATCAGGACGTGGGGACTTCCCTGCGGCGTGGCCTGATTGATGGCATCCACATGTCGAACAACCCGCGCACCCTATACAAAGTGGGGGCAATCGGCGGCGAGGATGGCGTTGGCGACCTTATGAATAACGAATACGGCGCGTTGATTGGGTGCGAAAACCCGCAAACTGACCTTGTTGAACTGGTCACGCCAAACACCGCCACAGCGGCACTCCCTGCCATCACCTACTTTGACCAGACCGTTGACGCCAAAACAGGCAGCAGCAAGGCGGGCATGGGCATGGATGGCGATGCCCTGCAATCACAGACCGTTGTCGGCGCTAATGCGATGGTACAGGCCGCGCAGGCAACCGTTGAATTGATGGCGCGTCACTTGGCCGAAGGCGGATACAAACGCCTGTTCAAGCTGATGTTCAAAGCCATCCGCAAGCATGTGCCACCGGGCGAGCATATGCGCCTGTCTGGGCAATTTGTCCCGGTCGATCCTTCTGGGTGGAATGCGGAAATGGACGTGACCACCAATGTTGGCTTGGGAACGGGCCAGAAGGCGGAACGCTACGCAGCACTGCAAGCACAACAGGTATTCCAGCAGACGATCTGGGGCCAATACGGGCCGCAGAATGGCTTGGTGACGCTTTCCCAGATCCGCAACACGCAGGCCGACATTCTGTCCCTTGGCGGCATTCACAACGCAGACCGCCATATGAACCCAATGTCACCAGAGGCCGAGGCGCAGTTGATGCAACAGCAAGCGCAGGCGACACAGGGTCAAGAGCAAGGCAGCGATCCAAACGCGGCGTTCTTGCAGGCCGAGCAAATGAAGGTCCAGCAGAAGGCCCAAAGCGACGAGCAGAAGAACATTCTGTCAGTGCAAAAGGCCGCGATGGATGACGACTTCCGCCGCGACAAGATGGCGCAAGACCTATTTATCAGCGCCGCACAGCAGGCACAGCAGCCCGTTCCGGTCCAGCAGGTTCAATACCAGCAACAGCAGCCAAGACAGCCGCAGTTCTAAGGAACCCCAATGAACAAAATCGAGATTGCCCGTGGTGCAGAACACTTGCGGGACAATGAGGCGTTCAAGCACCTCATTTCAGAGATTGAGGCGGGTCTGACTAAGATCTTCCTTGATGCCAGTTCAACAGAAAAGCAACTGGCCGAGGCCCGCGAAACTGTTCGCGGATTAGCAGAAATCAGGCGGAGACTAAAAGCGCAAATCCAAGCGCCAAAACTCGCCAAAAACTAGAAAGGTCAGTACCGTGGAAGCGACTGAACCGATGAGCATTGAACAGGCGGCGGAAAGCCTCCTAATGCCAGACGAATCCCAATCTGAAAACGAAACCGAGACAGAAGCGGACGAGGCACCTGCCGAGCAGCCCGAACCCGAAGAACTTGAGGCGGACACAGATGACGAGGCGGAAGCCTCAACAGATGATGAGGACGACGATAACGCCGACGAAGATGACCTTGAGGCAGAGGACGACGAAGAGCCTGCGCAACTCCACACCGTAAAGGTGGACGGGGAAGAAATGCGGGTGACCTACGACGACCTTGTGAAAGGCTATTCAGGGCAAGCGTATGTCCAGAAAGGGATGAGCGAAAACGCGGCCAAAGCGAAAGCATTGGCAGAGCATGTTCAAACCCTACAATCTGAGCGACAGGCCGTTTTGCAGGCATTCCAATCCCTGCAATCGGGCAACATCATCCCGCAACCGCAACCACCCCAAATTGACGCCAATGAAGATCCTATCGGTTGGACGCAAGAACAAGCCCGGTATCAATCTGAAATGGGCCAGTGGCAGCAGCAGCAGCACTCTATCCAGCAACTTGAGGCGCAAAACACTGCGCGGCAAGAGCAGGCGCAGAAAGCTTATCTCGCTGAGCAACGTCAAAAAGCGGTGGAGTTGATCCCTGAACTTGGGGACGCCGAAAAGGCACCCAAGGTTATGAAGGATCTACTTAGTGCGGCATCTCACTATGGCTACGAGCCAGATGAAATGAGCGGTGTAACCGATGCCCGTGTCTTGGCGGTTTTGAAGGATGCGGCAAGCTATCGCGCCCTGCAATCTTCGACTTCCAAAGGTCTGAAAAAGGTGGAGGGGGCGCGTCCGGTTTTGAAGCCGGGTGCCAAGAAAGCCCCAAACCCGAAGGCCGCCCAGAAAACCCTGAAAGAAAAAGCCAAACGGAACGGCTCGCTCGAAGCGTGGGCCGACACGTTGGCTATTTAACCCCTATCACGAAAGGCCAAAAAGATGGCAACTCCAACCAACACCTACACGTCCGATACCATGATCGGCATTCGTGAGGATCTGTCTGATACCATTTACGACATTTCCCCAGACGAAACCCCGTTCCGCGCTATGGTGCGCAAGGTCTCTGCAAAGAACACCTTGCACGAATGGCAAACGGACGCGCTCCGCAGTTCCGGCGCAAACAAGCACGTTGAGGGCGACGACACTACTGCAACCGCAGCAACGCCAACAACCCGCCTGAACAACCAGTGCCAGATCTTCAAGGAAGCGGCATCCGTTCCCGGCACAGATGCTGGTCTGAACAAGGCTGGCCGTGCGAAGGAAATGCGCTACCAGATTGCCAAGAAAATGAAAGAATTGGCGCTGGATGAAGAAAAGGCGCTGCTGGACAACAACGCAAAAGTTGCGCGTGACAGTTCAACCGCTGGCGAGTTGGCGGGCGTTCCGACATGGATCACCACCAACACAGAAGTCGGCTCCGGTGGTTCTGACCCAACTGGCGATGGATCAGATGCGCGTACCGATGGCACCCCAGAGGCGTTCACTCAGACGCGATTTAACACCATCATGCAGGCTATTTGGGAAGCTGGCGGAAAGCCCGATTGTGCTTTCCTGTCTGCATTCCAGATGAACGCGGCCCTTGGTTTCACTGGCAACAACAACCAGCGCAACAGCGCGGGCGAGGGCAAGGTGTCAAACAACATCGTGTTCTATTCCACGCCCTGGGGTGACGTTAAGTGGCAAATGTCGCGTGAATGTCGTTCCCGCGATGCCTTTATCTTCCAGAAAGATATGTGGGCCATTGCTGAACTTCGCCCTGCGAAAAACAGCGAGTTGGCGAAAACTGGCGACAGCGAGAAACGCCAGATTGTCCACGAATTTACACTGGAATGCCGCAACGAAAAGGCTTCCGGCATCATTGCGGACAACACCACATCTTAACCTTGAGGGGGCTGTAGCGGCCCCCTTTCCCCTTCTTTGAAATGAAAGGAGATGCATCATGCCATCTCAATATATGGCGAACGGCGTTGTTCGCACCATCACCGCTGCCACAGCAACTTTGACCGACTTCGAGGCTGGTGGTCTTGTTGTTGTCAACCGCGCTGCTGGCTGCACAATCACCCTGCCTGACGCAACTGGCTCCGGCTATCGCTATCTGGTCACAACCATTGCGGATCAGACAGGCGATTTGGTTATCCAAGCCCCCGACGCATCCAACGTGATGCAAGGTGTTGCAATGACCGACATGACGGGCGTTGTTTTTGCCACGGCAGACACAACCGATACAATCACCTTGAACGGCACAACATCTGGTGGCCTTAAAGGTGCGCGGGTTGAGTTGATCGACGTTGCCGCAGACACATGGCACGTGTTTGTTGTGTCCGAGGCGTCTGGCACAGAAATTACGCCGTTCTCAGCGGCTGTCAGCTAAGGCACCCAATTCCATGACAACGGGCCATCCCTTCGGGGGTGGCCTTTTTCGTTTGAGGATAGAGCATGAACCAGAAAACCAACTTCAAAAAACCCGATGCCGTTCAAATCGTGGTCGTTTACCACAACATCAAATTGAGCGTGGGCCACCTTGGCCTGCACGAGCAGGTTATGGTGCCACGGCAAGAGGCCGAGGCTATCGTGGCGCTTGATGAGGAAGCGGGCCGCAAGGCGCGTATCATCATTGTGAAAGACCTGAAATGAGCAAGCTGGGGGAACGCCTGCTAGACCACGAGGGTAAGGTGATTGTTCGCCGCACCTTCGATGCGACAGGCACGCTTGAGTTTAACCAGCAACTGCGAGATCGGGGTGAAAACTTCGGCGAAAGCAAAATTATTGGCAGTGCCCCGGCGTCATTGGTCGGTGAATGGCTGAAAGAGGCTGGTGTCCGCTGGGATGATCCAGCAGCAGATGAGGTCATCAAAAAGAAACTGATGAGCGGCGAAGTTTCCAAACTGCGCGTTTGGGAAGGCACCTACTGAATGCCAAACGGTCTCGGCCCATATTGGTTCCCTGATCTTTGGCGCGATGCACTCACACGGGTTTCGTCGCGTTACTTCGATGAGGCCGCTTGGGGAAAACACGATGACGGATACGAGCGGAAGCGGCCTAGCCGTTTGGTTTGTGACGTTAAATTCTATCTGGCAATGCGGCGGGACAGCCAGAAGCAGCGCGGTATTCGCCGCATTTCTTGCCACGCAGTTTCAATCGGGTTTTTCCTGACAGTTCGCGTCTTTGGCGTGATAAGCTGGCATTATCCCAAACCACATAAGGACACGGCAATGACACCCCAAGAAATCCAAGAACTTGCAGATAAAACACAAGCGCACATTGCTGCCGCTATTAAGGGCATGACAAAGTTGCAGCACATCGCTTGCGCCTGTTCTGTCTCTGATACCAGCGCACACGCATCGGCGGGGCTGACCGCTCACGCTCTGGGCCATCTTTGGCAGGCACACGGCGATGCCACAGCGGCAGCGTCACAAATGCCAGACGTAACACCTAAATTTGGCGACAAATGATCTGGCCAATCTTCTTGGCCGCTGCCTTGATTTTGGCGGCGGTCACTCCCTCAAAAAAGCGGGCGCAGCGTGCGGGTCTGTTGATCATAGCAGTTGGCATATATTGCGCGTCATCATTGGGCGGGCTTATGGGTGACCCGTGGCGCACCTTCGCCGCAGCATCGCTATGGGTCGGGATTGGCGCAACCATTGGCTTTAATGGTGGTAAGGACGCTACTTTTGCGGGTATACTGTTAGTATTAGCGGGCTTGGCGGTCATTCCCGTGAGGGTAACGGGTGCTGATTATGAAGTCGGGCAGGCGTTTTTGGTTGCTAGTGATTGCCTCGGCTGTGCCGCTATTCTTATTCTCGGACGTTCCGCCACCTTTCGCGTTGCTCATGGAATACGTGGTGTTTGGCTCTATTGTAGAGGCCGGATTCTGGGCGATAGTGTTTATCGTGATACTCAGGCGTCGAAACGAAAATAAGACAAAATGACATGCCAATGCGATAAGCGTTTGGGTCAAGACATTTCAAACGGAATGTGCTAAAAGTTTCACCACATCGCATTCGCAGGCGATAAGTTTTCTTGCGTGGGGCGTCATTTGTGACTGACAAAGAAGTTGAGGCCGCTCGAAAAGAGGGGAAAGAGCATGGCGAGATGCGGACGGATTTAGACAATCTAAAACGCCGCACTGGTCGCCTAGAAAACGCAATCTTGGCCGTTCTAACGGGCGCTGCTGGCCTGTGGGCTAAATCAATGGGGTTTTTCCAATGAACATCACTTCAAGTTTCGGCGCGGCTGGGATCGGCCTTGCCGTGGCTTTCGGTGCAGACTTCACGGCGAACAAGGTTAATCCCCCCGCGAGGGCGCTCATCATTGAGGAGCTAAGTTATTCGGGCGGGAACTTTACGCAGCGATTGTCCCCCACAACTGGCCCAACTATGCCGGGGCGTTGGACTGCCGAGGTGGTCCGTGTGTTGGACGGCATCACATACCAGCTTTGCGCGGGTTCTGGCGATGGTGTCTACAACGGCACAACCGACACTTACACGGCAAGCGACTGGACTGGCGCGGATTGCCCCGCACTCCAACCGGGGGACCGGGCCGAGGCGGTATGGACGTTCACCGACGAAAACGGGTTGCAGCAATCAATCGGCGCAATCCTGAACCTGTAACCGGAGACAGACATGACCAAAGTATACAACCACTGGCGCGATTACCCCATGTCGGAATGGCGCTGGCCAAATTTCAGCCCTGAAGAAATGGCGTGTCGCGGCACCGGGCGGCTGATGATCGTACCTAGCGCGATGGATAAGCTACAAGCCCTGCGCGAAAAGCTGGGCAAGCCAATGATCGTCAACAGCGCATACCGCAGCCCCCAGCACAATAAGCGGGTTGGCGGGGCAACGCGCAGCAAGCACCTTGAGGCCATCGCCTTTGACGTGCGCATGGATAACCACGACCCAGACACCTACATCACGGCGGCTTTGTCGGTGGGCTTCAACGCTATCGGCACTTATCCCAAGCAAAACTTTGTGCATGTGGATGCGCGCCCTAACCGGGCGAGATGGGGTAAAGCGTTCCCTAAGCGGGTACAAACACCCAGCTTCGCAGTCGAGATTCCACGCGAACCGGATACCGTTGCCAAGGATGGGCAGTCTAAGGGCTTGCTTGCAGGCCTCGGTGGCATTGGCGCGGCAGGCGCGGGCGTCCTTAGTGGCCTCGGCAATCTTGATCCTGTTGCGCAGTATGTCGCTATGGGCGGGCTGGGCCTATCTGGGATTGCGCTGGTGTGGCTGTTTCGCAAGCGACTGGCGCGGCTGGCGGAATGATCTTTCTCCGCCCATTCATGCCCTACATCGCAGGAGCGGCCCTTGTGGCCTCTCTGGGCCTCTCTGGGGCGCTGTGGGTGCAGACCCAACGCTTGCGGGCGTCACAGGCCGATAAGGTAGCTTTGGCGCTGTCTCTGGGTGCCTGCGAGGCGCGGGCGCTCAATCTGATCGAAGATAAGGAATCCGACAATGAAGTTGATAACATCCCTGATGATGATCTGCGCAATGTCCCTGACCACTGGTTGCTCCCCTAAAGTCGTCGCATCTGATGACGCGCTGTTCTGCGATGTTGAAGAAAAACGCAAGTTCACTCAGGCGGAACTTGATTGGCGGGCGGCAAATGCCCCGTGGAATCTGCGGAAAGACTACAAGACGAACCTAACGCATGAGCGCGAATGCAAACAGCCAGAGGCGTGACAACCCGCACAGCAAAGCCCCCGTTCCTTGATTGGAGCGGGGGCTTTTTGCGTTCAAGGCGGTCCTTAAGTTAGATAAAATTCGTGACCATAATCACGACATATTTTGCGCACTTTTGGGTATCCCATATACGTCCCGCCTTTTTGCTCGGAAAACCATTGGGATATTACGGAGGAATACAGTTCTGCGGCTTTCGCTTTGTTTGGTGCCTCCATTAGATCACGCACCGCTGCGTCAACTTCCACAAGGTCGTGTACCTCTATCAACCCCTCAAGATATTCTGCGTCGCGGCGGGTCTTTGCATATGTCTGCATGATGTTATCCTATAGGTTCTGTGCGGCAATTTCCGCACCTGTCATTGCGATGGGCGCATCATTGGTGCCGTAAAGGACAGGCCGCGCCTTCATAGCAGCAACGGCTTCCGCCATAGACCCGAACCAATCCCAACCCCAGTTGGCGCTATTTTCAAGACCGTAGTTCATTTTCAATCCGTCCTTTTATGCTTCTTGTTTCGGGTAGGGTTCCAATCCGTATCTCAGCGCAGCCAGCGCAGCGCGCTTGAACTTCCGATCCCCCAATATCATTACATACCTATGTTTGCGCGGGCGCGGCTCAAGATAGAAATCGGCACCATATTTTTCCCGCATTGCTTTCGCCCTGTTTTTAACCCCGCGAAACTCATCAGCGATTGTCTGACCGTGAAGATGTTCCTTGCCCCTAACCTTCCAATCGGTGCGCTTCGCGGACAGCCCGCAGTATAAGAAATTAGAGGCCTGATACACGATACCCAAATGTCCATGCGAAGTGTCAGCAAAACTGACGATAATGCGGTTCCCCTGTATAAGCCTAAGCGAGTTTGAAATTAACCTAGACGCATCGTTCTTAGCGTTCGCCTTTAGGCAAAGCCGGTTTAACTCCAGCACATTTTCGACATAATCAGGGCCACAAAGCCCGCTGCGAAGCGTAGCACTAGGTGGTGTCCCGTAGGTTGCGACGCCTTCAAGTTTGTCATCCCGTAGTAGGCCATAAGCTAACGAAATGCTCGGCATTCTGCGAGCGTAATGTATGCCGAGCAAAAACGGTTTGGTGTCTTGTCGTGATATCTGCACAACACGTTCGCTTCCCATCATGCGCCACCAACTGAATCAAGCATCTGTCCGTCCTAATCTTTGGTTAATCTGGTGAGCAGTTTTTAGGGACGTACTCAGGTCCAGTCATACACTCTGTGTTTTCAATCATCATGCAGCGGATCTAACGGCGCTGCCCCTGTTTCTGTAACCCCTTTCAGCGTGCAACCAAGCCCACTGTACGGGTCATAGCGTCCTCCTTGTTTCGTCAGGCCAACTGGGTCTCCGCGTCATCGGCCTAAAGTTCTGCGCGGTCAGAAACCCGTCCTAATCTGTAAGAGGTGGGCGGGGCTTACGCCGCCGCCGTTTTGATTTCATTTTGCAGATCAACCGCAAAGTCAGCAACGTCCGCCATTTGCATAATTTCTTCTCGGGCGAGGCGCTTACCTTCTTCGGTGCCGTTTTCCAGCGCCATGATTGCGATGCGTGCCGCCTGCTTCCATTTCATTTCGATTGTGAGCATGTTCTCGGTCCTAATCTGTAAGAGGTGGTCGGGGCTTACGCCACCGCCTGTTTGCCTGCGTCTGTAGTGTTGTAAAAATAAACAGTATATGATTTTCCTGCGGGCGCTTCGCCTTCGGTGCGATCAACAAGTCCGGCGTCTATCAGTTTGCGCATACCACGCTGCGGCCCTTTGTAATCAGTGGACTTGACTGTCAATGTGCGAAGATTGTGAATGTCTGTTGCACTGAGTTTCATCGGTTCGGTCCTTCTGTTTCTGAGGTTATTCCTACACCTTAAGCGCGGATCAACAACACTGCAAGAAATATCTCCTACAAAAATGAATTAAATAATCCCGCTATGTGTTGACCTGTTTATAGTAAGGGCGTAACGTCACTTTATGAATATTGGATATGGCATAAATCGGCAGGTCAAAGACTTCGCTAAGGCTGACATTGACCTCGACGGGTTTGGTGATCGGCGTATCTGGGTTGATACCGACGACAAGGTGCGACCTCAATTCTCTGACATGATTATGCTGCTGCGCACAGGTGACGTGGTGCATGTGGTTTCAATGGCTGATCTAGGCAGGGGCTTTGATCTGGCGGAGAACCGGCGCAAGATTGAAGCACACGGGGCCAGCATCGAACTGGTCGATGACGCAAGCCCGCCGCCAGAACCGCGCAAGCCTGGGCCAAAGCCCCGCTGGCCTATGATCCCCGCTGATGTGGTCAAGAGGGGCGCTGACAGGTGGCACAGCCCTGACATTTTCACTTGGCAGGCGGCAATCAAAGAGTTTCACGATGCGGGGTTTGCGTGGGTGACACGCGCCACGCTTAACGACAATCTTGGGACGCGCAATGCGCCTAAACAGAAGGAGCCGGAAGCATGATGCAACCGATGCAGGGCGCGGGTCGCCAAACAGAGCGCGATAGGCGTGGCATTACGCAGGCGCAGTACGAACACAGCTTAGTCATTGATCGGGTTATCATCGCGCTTCACGACTTGGGATCACGGCCCGGCGCAACAGCTAAGGGTGTTCGGGCGCAGCTCAAAAAAGAGGGGTTTACGCCTGCGGAAATTTCGGAGGCTGTTGGAAAGATGGCAGCACAAAAGGAGCCGTCAGATGGCAATTAGTTCAAACTCCATCCGCCTGATTCAACGCAAGCGATCCATCGTTTCCAAAGGTTCTCGCAAGGGCGTTTCGACATGGTATTCCGCGAGAGTACGTGAACTTGAGGGCGCGTTGCAAAATGCGATGGGGCATCTGGACACGCCGATAGCGCGGCGAAAGCTGGGCATTGACCCCGATGCTGAATGGTTGAGAGAGGCGAGAGACCTTGTTGAATCAAAGGAGGGCAAGTGATGCACCACACTATCAAATACGGCTTGCGGTATGAGCCTAGAACCTGTCCTGAGTGCGGTAGTGGTCCAAGTCAACTTATAGTCGTCACTAGCGGTTCATACGTGTCGCCAACACCAAGAAACCCGACGCCTTCGGTGAGGGACTTGGGTTATGACTGCGCGTCGTGTGGTGCTGAATTGAGATACAACGATAAGGAGCCATCAGGTGAGTGATATTCCGATGTACCTGCGCGACATTCCAAAAGCCAAGCGGGCAATAAAGCACGTCGAGCAAGACCTTGCCCGCCTACGTGATGCCGCGACGCACATTGCAGTGCGCGAGGGTGAGTTGAAAATGCTTAAAGGTCACTTGGCTGAACTTGAAGATATTAAATCCAAGGAGACTAAAGATGTTCAATAGTTCTGGCTATCGGCCAAAAACTGGCAATGCTGCGCCATCTAAGCCGCCAAGCCGTGGATCTGTGGTAAAGCGCCCATCATATGGGTTTTGCCCCAAGTGCGGGGCCACAGGGCAATCACGTGAGCGCAGGATGAATGGCGATGATAAGTGCGCGGCGGGTCACACCTACCCAAGCCGTGAAAGTCTAAGTGAGCGCCCCCAACTTTCGGGCCCTGTTTCAGCCCTGAAAATCGCGCGTGAGGACGCGGAAGCCTTAGGCGCTGGGTGGGTCAGAATTTGGCCTGATGGGAAGTGTGAGCGCATCGACCCTATGACGGTCTACACCAAACATAAGGAGCCGGAAGATGGCAAAGCGTAAAGCCCCGCACATCACCGTTTTTAAGCCGCAAAGTGGCTCTGGTGTTGAACAAATGTGCAGCGCATTGGCCTCGCACGCCAAAACCACAGGTCACGGTATAAACGATGTTGTCGCAGAGCTGGCGTGGCAGTGGTTCCAAGGTTCACAGCCATCGGCTGACGGTGACCCCAATGGCTGATTGCTGGAAGTGCAAGGCGATGGACTATCCATGTCCCGAATGCCTGCGGCGCGTTTTCGGGCCGTCTACACCTACACAGAAGGAGCCTGAATAACCCACTTTGTTAGACACGATAGCGCGGAGTTTGGCGCTACTGGGGTGTTTAAGGTCTTGCCCAACCAACAACATCAAAACGCCTGCTCCTTGGGTGTAAGGGCGTTCTGTGGGTGTTGATCTGCTACCGTGCCTAACAAAGTGGGTTATTTGACCACCTTCAACCTTGGCTGGTTTCCATCCGGCGAATTGTTGAAATATCTCTCTGTTGGCCGCGTTTCAAAACGGCACTGAACAACCCCGTCTTTGACGGTCTTGCTGATCGGCACGAAAAACTCAAATCCAAGCCTTTCATCAATCTCGCCTTCCATCATCCCCCGCGTAATTTCGTATTGAAGATCAGCCAGAAGGCGCTCAATTCGCTCTTGGCGCAAGCCCATCACCCATCCCCCTTAGCCAGCGCGGCGCGAGCGATTGCCTGCCACCAGAGCGGCTTAGATGTGACGTGCCGGCAGGCCAATTCCTCTAAACCTTTCTCCAACTCCGCTATCCGATCAAGCGCGGCTTGGTGAATGTCTGTGCGGGTGGTCAGTTCTTCAATACGGTCTGCGGCCTGATGCAGCTTCTTAGCTGTATCCCTTAAACTTTGGGGCCCAGGTGGGGTATCAAAATCAAGGCACTCATCAAGCCATCTTGCGATATGCCGGTATCCTTCGGCTTCTACGTGTCCTGTCATGGGGTGTCCTCCTGTGTGGGGTTGGCATCAACAAGAAACTCCACCTCATAAGCCACAGCCTCACGGGCGCGGGCCTCTTCCGTAGGGATAAGTTCACCAGCGCGATAGGCGTTGACGAGGGCGGTGATAAACTCAACATCCTCCTGCGCACGGCGTTCAGGACTTATATGAAAATGCGCCATTGTGGTTTCTTCTGTTCTGATGGATTTAACAGCCCCGAAGTGGCTCCAAGACCACTCACCCTGCGTTGCAGCTTCGGACAGTTGTTTCAGTTGGTTGGTCATAGCGGCAGGTGTCCTTTTTCTCGGAGTTTCATCTGGGTCAGAACCATCGCCTGCATAATGCCGCGCCATGTCCATTCCTGATCTTTGCTGTTCTCAAACATTCTCTCCGCCACGTCACAGCCATAAAAGGCGATGTAGTTGGGTGACTTCTGTCCCATCCCGCCAATCTTGAATTTCCTGATATGGCGCATGTTGGTTGTGTCGGTTGACCCGTTGCACCCGCACCAATCGGCAAGGCATGGCTGGCCTTTTGCCGACTTCATAATCGGGCATTCGCTGCTGGACTTCTTGCCCTTAGCAACGCGGCGCATACCCTTGCGGGGCGCTTTCGCGGTCTTGTCGGGCTTTAACCCCATCGGTCCCTTGAAATTCTCAATCCGGCTCATGCCTTAGCCTCCTTTGACCAGATCACGCCAACCTCATCGCCCCACTGGATGATGAAGGTAATCAAATCCGCCATCTGCGAAACGCTCAACTGGCTGGATCGGAACCCGATTGGGAACGGTTCGCCGTCAAGCCCCGTTGCAAACGCCACTTCATGCTCACAAGCCCGCATAAAGACTGCCTTCCATACATCAGCGGCCATGTCCTTGCCGTGCTTTTCTTTCTGCTGGCGAATGTCGTTAATCATCGCCCATAGTTTCGCGTTCTGGTCGTTAGACCGCGTTGGCTTGCGAAAGGTGACGGTGACGCCGGGTTCCGCAATCCGCGCCCAATGTTGAGCGCGGGCGCGGGTGGCCTCATCTGTTATGCGGACGATTGCGGGCATTAGGTGTCACCTCCGGTGATTGCATTGTGAATATCGACGTGGCACTGGCGGCAAACCCATATAACGTCCAGAGGCTTCGCGTAGTCCTCGTGATGGCCTTCCAGCCTGCTAGACTTGCATCCGCATTTTTCGCATCGGTCTGGCTTCACGATGGACCCATCCCTTACTCTGTTCCCAAGGATTACATGCGCTGCCCTTTTTTCTGGGTTCTGAGATATCCACTTTTGCTTTGCCGCCCTTGTCGATTTCTTGCCCGCTGCGGTCTTTTGATACCTTTTGTGGCGCTCCCTTACTCTCGGATCATTCTGGAACCGCTCAGCGTCATATTCGCGGTAATAATCTATTTTTGCCGCCCGGTTTTCTCTAACTTTGGCTTTGTGGCAATCCTTGCACCTTGAAGTGGTGCTTTTGTAAAACTCTGCGGAATCAGATGTTGCCCCGCAGAGTTTGCATGTGTGTATTTTATCCATAAGTCCACAATGCAGATAGAACGGTATATGTCAAGACATACCGTTAAAACGGGATATCGTCCCCTAAATCCCGGCCCTGCGCTGGCGCGTCATAGTTGCCCTGAGATTGCTCCGCCTTGCTTTGCAACTTCACGTCATTGACGTTGACCGTGAGATACGTTTTCCCGTCATGCTCACGTTTGGACAGTTCGCCGCTCACGGTGATCTTGCCGCCCTTCTGGATGTAGGGACCGACCTTTTCGCCGCGTTTCCCCCACCACGAGCAGTCAAACCACATGGTTGTTTTGTTATCGCCCCAGCCATCATCTACGGCCACGGCCCAGCTTGTGACGGTCTGTCCGTTTTGGGTGTTGCGGGTTTCTGCGGTCTTGCCGATATTTCCGGCGATGGTGATGATTTTCATGCTGCTACTCCCGCTTGCATGTTTGCTGTTTTCGCTTCGATCACTTTCTTGACCTCAAGCGCATCATTCGGGGTTGCGGCCCAAAACTCCTTTAGAGCCTCGCGATTTTGAACGGACCACTTCCAAACAGCCTCAGCATCATTGTCTTTGACAAATTCCATGCATCTGTCTGCCACGTCACCCATAGGGATGCGCTGCAACGCCCCAGTGTCATCCATGTTCATCAGCAATCCTTTGCCGCCTAGAGCGTTCTCGCGACGGTGCGCGGCCTCCTGCTCAATCTCTTGGCTGGGTGTAATGTCTTTCGTGGAATGAGCCTGCATTTCTTCTTCTGCGTAAAGGTTCCCGAACTGATCTGGCCAGCCCGCCCGAAGTGCTTGGCCCTCGGCGCATTTTGTCAGCATAACCAGCGGCATTTTCGCCCAGTTCCCACTAACGGGGTAAAACTTGCCGCTTGGCTGCTTCTTGCCCGCCTCTTTGTCGAACTCCCAAATCTCTGTCACAGGGACAAATTCGTCCCAAAAAGCCTCTCCATAGACAGGGTGCCATTCACCTTTGTTGTCCTGCTTGTACAACGTCACGCCAACCGAAATAATACCCTTTGGATTAGTGTTGCTTTTCACATTTTCGTCGTAGGCAATATTTGCAGGGCCGGACGCGGGGCGATAATCGCCGCACCGCGCCGCGATAGACCGCAGTCCATCCCGCCCGACAATGATAGCCATCTGGCGCTTGTCCGGCTTGTCCTTGTTGAACACAATGGCGCTGATCTGCTTGCGGAACGGGTCAAGCCCATAGGACCGCGCCGCATTCATAAACAGATCGAACTCAAGCTGGTTTGTATCCCGCGCTACGGTGTTTTTGATGGTGGTTAGTTGTGATGGGCTGAAATCTGGAAGTCCCATTAGTCTCTCCTAATTTGAATGGTTGTGCCGCCGTTGCTCAGTTCCGCGCCGGGCACTGCCCCAGCCTTCACAGCGTCCGTCAACGCCTTGCGGTCCAGCTTCGGCGGTTGCGGGGCGAAATACTCAGAAGGTATTGCCGCCTCATCGACAACAATCATCTTTTGCGGTATCTTCTTTGTGCTGATGGTGGCGGTCGGGAACTTGTGACTTGTGACCTCGGCCATTTGAAATGCCTGATCTATCAAGCCCCGCAATCGGGCAGCGCGGTTCTCAGTGCGGGTCAAGCGGTCGGATAGCTTTTTCTGCATATCCTTGACGCCAGCCGCAACAATCTCACATTCGCCAATTTCATCAAGGGCGCGTTCAACAGCTTCAAAGAAGTCCGTTTCGCCCTCAACCATATCGTGGACAAGGGTTTCATCGTCGGCGTCATTGCCAAGCGCAGCAATCAACTCCGCAGCGGCGACAGATTGGCGTGAAAGTCCGTGGTCATACTTCATAGCGGTCATCCTTTCTCAGCAGGCCGGATCATTCCGGCAATCAGGGTGAATAGTCAGACCTTCCAGCCAAGCCCCAATGTCAGGGCCAAGGGTGGCAACGGTCACGGCAAGCACCAACACAAGTAAGATTTGCGCGGCGAACATCAGTTGCAGGCTCATGCTGCGTTCCTTTCGGCTTCGTCGGCGATCCGGCACAGCTTGTGGCCAGCATCGCGCAGGGCTTCTGGGTCAATCGTTGAACGCGAAGACCGCAACGTCATGTGGTTGACGATCAAGGCGCAGACAGCGCGGCAAGATAGCATCATCAGCTTTTCCGCTGCGGTCTGCGTTGGGATGGCAGG